ACTTTAAAGGAAGATCATTTCTGATCTTCCTGGTTTCGTGGGCTATGATTAACTTCAATCATACCAATTATGTCGTCTAAAACTGACTTCACTGACAACTTATTCAAATTTTCTTCCATAGTATTAGCATCATATTGTATAGCTTTAACAATAACATAAGGATAGTTTCCTTCGACTGAATCATCAAAATTAAAGAAATCTAATTGTCCCCGATATCGGTTAGACTTATAGAAAGCTTTAAGTGTTGTAGTATCAAGTCCTTGGAAACGCAAACAATGCGGATTAAATTCTGCTGGTGTCTCGATTAACTCGAAACAATCAGTATTTTTATCCACAGAAAAGTTTGGTACCTTTAACGTTAATGGTTCAGCTATCATATGTACAAACATGTGATCAATAGACTTTTCTTCCTTAGGTCTAATAAAACCCTCAGGTAGAGGGCCAATCGCATGACATGACATATATATGGGCTCACCTTTATAAGGCTCGGCGATCTTAACACTTAATTTATCAACCATCTTGATTGTGGACATCAGGGGCTTCCCAATTTTGGGTACACCTAGCATCGGAACAATCTGGTTATGTAAGAAAGTGGCAAGTTGTCGTTGACGACAAGTGATCGAAACAGGTATTTCACTGCTTAATCTCTTGAAACCAAGACCGCCTAATATTGGGGGAAGAAAGAAATTATAAAAACCTTTCTTTGAAACTGAATTAAGAGTCTGCTTATGATGATATAGAAAGCGATTATGAGCATGAACCTTGTTATGGGCACCTGCTAAAACCTTATTATATAGATCCCAGACGGGAACTACCTCTTCCATGGAGCCACCTTTAGATTGTCCTATTAAAAGGCCAGTATTTAGGTAGGTTTGCTCATGGAGAGCATCAGTAACAGTATCATAATTAAAGCACTGTGAATTAATTGTAAAAGTAGAAGGATGAACATAATTCTTCCCAACCGATAATTGAAATCCGGCAATATTAATATATTTAAGCCAGATTTTATACATTATTGGATTGGTACGGAAATAAATGTCATCTCCATTAACTAAAACAGGTAAATCAAAAACATTTACAATAAATCTATTACCATCATTATTTAAGTTAATATATTCTTCCAAGGCCATTTTGTAGCAAATTAAATTTGCTATACAAAGTATGGGGAAGGATAATATTGAACCCATTAACTGACCATTCTGTTGAATAACGGAAAAATCAGTTGATGAACTTGAAACATTAAAATGAGGAAATTCTTTACGTAAAGGTGCAGCATACTTACCAGGATAATGAAGTTGTTGTGCATAAAGCACTTGACGATATATATCTAGGTCAGAAGAAGGAATATTCAATTTGACAAGAAACTCTTCGAAGATGAGTTTAGTAAAATGTATATTCAGCTTATCTGTAGCTGCCTTATAATCACCGGATGTGTGTAATTTAAAATCAAACGTAAAATTACGAAGACGTTTAAATTGACGAATCTTTTCTTGTAGATTAAACTCTCGTTCCCATACTTCCCTAAAATCTTGGGGTTGTAGAGGACGAGTGGTTAATATAAGAGAAGGAAAACGATCAATATAGTTCTTCATAGCCTTTTGGAGAGACTTGCATGCATAAGATGATAAAGCTTCAGACTTCGTTATCACACGAACTTTTAAAGGTTCAGATAACGGTATCACAGCTGTATTTATAGGCATCGAGTTTTCTCGGGCAATATTATTTAATTCCAATTGTAAGTCACTACTAATGTCGAAAACATTAGGGGTAGACCTCCAATTAAAACTAATTCCATTTGAATCTAGATCTAGTTCAGGCTTGGCAAAAAATACGTCAAAATCATTTAGAGATGAGAGATTACTCCTACTCTTAATTTTTTCACGACATATGTCTAAAACCAAGTCCATATCTGGTAATGTATAAGAATGATTAGTTCTAATTTTATCTTTACATATAATGGGCTCTGACTCAACCCACTTCAAATCCAACTCCTTTACAATAGTATAATAAGAACCTCCGATAGTTCTTGTATTTTCATAACAAGAATTATGGGAAGGCTCATATACTTTTGGTTTGTAAGGTCTAGCTGAAGATCGAAAGAAGGAATGAACAGAAGCTGAAAATGTTTCCGATATAACATCTACCTCTTCAAAATAAAAGGGAGACGGGTGATCGAATTCACCTTCAAGCAACTGATCATCATCCTGATTCCAAACTTCACCTGTGAAATTACTAATTTTTAAAGTAGTAGGTTTATGGAGGGGAAGAGTAGTCATGGCGATGACATGGGATTTTAATTCTTTTAATAGGAAAGACTCAGGGACTGCAGCGCAACCCCTCTTGATTCCTTGTAAAAAGCTAAAACCCAGTGTCCTGGCGAGCTCATTATTATTATTAATTTTGTTCTTTAAAAAACTCTTCACTTGTCCAGTCCAAATCCAAGGAGAACCAACAAAAGACTTAGGCCGAGACGGCATAATATCGGTTTGTGGATCTAGCGGATCGGAATAGCCACGCAAAGAAAAATAGCGTGCCATAGGATAGGCAGTATGATATTTTATAGAACTAATCCAATCATCAGGATGGATGGTTGAAAGTGCATTTAATAACAGTTTAATTTGTTGGTTATAATTAAACTTAGAATTAAAGTCGGGGAAAAGGTCGTATAATACGGCAACCTCAGCAGCACAAAATTTTATCACGTCCATCAAAAACAAATCTTTAGTAATCAAAAAAGTATAAGCGGTTCCACGCAGGGAATCTAATTGTAAGGATAAATTCTTTCGGAATTCTTGCATCTCAATTGTTAACAATTTTGAAGCATCATTCTTAGGATAACCCTTTTTAATCAATATACGTTTTTTTACTAAACAATGATTGTAAAAATCTCTAATAAGAGATTTTCTAACAATTGTTAAATCAGTACAGCAAGACATATTCTGGCTTTGAATCCCCCTACTTATTCGTAAGAATAGATTGGAAATTTGAATGTTAGTTGTTTTCAGATATAAAGCTTTATCTGTAAAC